GCCAACTGCAATACGTCTTTACGGCGCATGTAGAAGGACTCATCCCCAGTAGGGATACTAATCGTCATAAAGAGATGTTTATAGTCTCTTTTACGAGAAGCACCCATATCTAGCGGGTCCCGAAGGAGTTGAAGATAAATTTCCTCGACTTCTCCGTAGACCTGTAGAACTGGACAGGAGCGGATCAATAAAAATGGATCATCAACCATGCCGAATAACGATGTCGCGAAGCATGTTAGGTCCTCGGCCACTTGGCCAAGGGGTTTACCATTCTTCACGCTCGTGATTCGTTCAAAGGACTCCTTGAAGATAGTTGTGAAAGCTGATAAAAGGACCTTGGATTCAATGAATCCTGGGGACAGATATCGCATATCATCAACGAACTCTTTTCCATTTCTCAGAAATGCCGCAAGCAGAATTGCTTCCGCCATAGGCTGAGTTTGGGCAAAGGAGCTCCTTAGGGCCAGAGTCACCTGTAAGTTCTCAGACTGTCGAAGAATAAATTCTTTTCCAAATCCGATTGCTCTCAGGTACCCTGTGCATGTTTGAAATACGTCTACACGATGTATCCAGCGCTTCCGATGGGCCTCCTCGAATATCGTCCCAATGGCCAAAAGCCAGTTGTTACGATTCTCGTAAAGGCCCACTAAAGGGAAAGGAGATATCTCGGTGCCTTCATGAACGAACCGCTTTGCGAATTCGAACAGGAAGAAACTTTGATGACTCTTCTCCTCGGAAAAGGGAATATCGAACTCTCGGAGTAAACCTTTGTAATGCTCAGCGATAGCGTCGTCAGCAATGACGATGTCGTCACCAAGCATCATATAAGGGCCATCCTTCCATCTGATTCCGGCCTTTTCACAAGCCAGAAACATCAGAAAGTGATGTGCCAGAGTAAAAGCGGACCATGATGAATAGGCCCCCATCGGATTTCCTCGAGCGTAAGTAATACTTGCGCCTGAGTAGTCGAATGGGAAACCTACCATTATGTTTCGCCAATGCTCTGAATACTCTTTACCAAAAAGGGTCTCGAGCAAAGCTTGTTGCAACTCGATGGGGAACCTATCTGTAGCACTCGATAAATCGATGCTATGGAATTTGGAACCCTGAGTTGGCCTCAAGCCAGCTATAGAACCTCCATGGTCGAAAGTACAATCTTGCGGAATCCTCTTGAGAATGCGGAACAGATAACTATGCAATGGGCGTAAAGCCTGTTGTGAATAGTAATCCAGTATCGCTATCTCTCGATTCTTTCCTTCCTTATCTCTTATAACTGAGAGTCTCCTTAAGGTCGTTCTGATTTCACTCAGACGTTTCCTAAAGTAGCCCTCTATGTAAGGGATGAAGACAAGATAGTTTGACATATCTTCTTGAAGTCTAGGTCCGCCTACATATCCCACCGACTCTTTAAGAGTACTGGGCATATGCAGGAGATCTAGATAGGACGTCCACAGAGCATGGCCTTTAGGGCCTTCTTTGACGGACATCTTAAACTTCTTGAAGTTAAGTTTCGACGATCTCTTCCCCATATATTTGGGGTTGAGACCTAACGATCGAAAGAACGGGATGATGCCGTCCGAAACTTCCAGGGGAATCCCAGCTTTGCTGGAGCCTTTCTGAATAGTTTCAAACGACGGTATTCCGTCCCCTCTTAGGTACCTGAATACTGCCAGGGTTGACAGCACTAGCC